CGCGTTGACGGTCAGCGGCTGATACGTCAGGCCACCGGACAGAATCGCGACGCGCCCGACGTTCGGGCCGGTGTACTTCTCGGTCCAGATCTGCTCCAGCTTCTGGGCCTTGTCGGCCGGCAGATCGCCCGGCGCCAGCAGCACGCCGCCCGGGCTCGACCCGTTCGCGAAAAAGTTCGTGCTGTTTTCCTGAATCTTGAGCCCTTGCAGCGCGACCATGCCGCACGCGTAGATCGGCGTGACACCCACGAGCGGATGGAATAGCGGCACCATGAGGTCATGGATGATTTCGCGCGCCGGCACGATCACCGTGTCGCCCTCCAGCCCGGCCAGGTGATTCGTCGTCAGCTCGTAGTAGACGGCGCCGTCGGGCGTCACCAGCGGCTTAACCTTCGTCGGGTCGAGCACGTACAGCGCGACGACCACGCCGCGATCGTCGCGCTGTTTCAACACGTAGGTGTTGCCGTGCGTCAGCTTCGACACCAGCCATTGCTCGAGAAATTTGGGCGTGATCTGGTAGCGGTTCGGTTTGGCGAGCACCGGCGAAAACGCCGGGCTCCAGATTTCCGTCCAGATCCCGGCGTCATCCTGTTCGACCAGACGGAGCGGCAGCTTCCCGATGTCCTGGGCGATCAGCGTCGTGCAGGCGTAGACCGCGGAGTAGGCCAGCACCGACGGCGCGGCGATTTCCTGATTCTGTTGCCAGGCGCCCGTGAACGGTTCACGCACGACCGACAGCCAGCCGCCGCTGCCGGGCACCGGCGCCGCGGGCACAGCCAGCGACCGTGCCCGGGCGATCTCCAGGCCGAACAGGCGCACGCTACTCCTTGCGCCCCGCCCGACCCGACGGCGCGTCCTGCACTTCGAGCGCCCCCGACGGCGCCGGATAGGCCGCGGCGGTCAGGTACTTGACCGCGTTCGCGTTCGCGCGCTTCCACGCGATGAACCGCTCCGCGCGCAGGCCGACGCAGTTCATTTGCCACAGCGACACCATGACGGTCGTCGCATCGGCCGGCGAGGCCGGCGCGCTGTCCATCTGCAGCGAGGCTTCCCGCGACGCGTCGATCGTCACGCCGCCCTCATCCGCCATCAGGATGTAGGCGGGCTGGAGCGCCACCACCAGCGCGCCGACGACGTTGCTGGTGATGAACTGGATCCCCTTGTAGTTCCCGCCGTCCATGCTCAAGCCCGGGAATACCGGCGACCCGTCGAGCGTCGTGCGGAACGACAGCGATAGCGCATTCGACGGCGACATCACGATCGCCAGGCCGTCGACCGGGATGTTGTTGGTGGCGAAATGATTGATTAACCCCATGATGTCGGCCAGGGGGTTGGTCGTCGCCGCCGCGGTCGGCGCCCCATTGGTGATCGATCCCGGGTTGACGCCGGCGACGGCCGCCACCGCGGGATCCAGAAATTGCTGATCGATGAACGCCGCGATCCCCGCGATCATGTCCCGCCGCGCCAGGTCCTCGGCGCTGGGATTCGACAGCCGGACCAATTCATCGGTCAGCACGATGATCCCGGCGACCTTGTTGATCCCCAGGGTGTCCGCGGTAAACGCCAGTTTCGTCACCGGCTTCGGCTTCATTTCCCCGACCCAGCCGTAGGTTCCGCCGGCGGTCTGACTGGGGACCTTGCAGTTGAACGGCACTTTCCGCAACCCCGCGATCCGGTCGACGACGGTGGCCGCGCGCAGCAGCTCCAGAAAATCACTCACCAGGGTCGGGTTGACCAGCGGCGCCGCCCAGGTCGCGTCGGTCGTCGTGCCGGGCGCCACGGCGGCTTTGAGGTAGAGCGCCACTTCCGGCGTGGAATCGTTCCACTGCTGCGCGTACTGCGCCGCTTCGTGCCGGTTCCCCTTGCACGCCAGCAACGCGCAGGCCGCACGGACAAACGCCGTGCCCTTCGGCACGTTGGCGCGGACCTGGATCAGCGGCCGCGGCGACGGCGGCGCCGGCACCGGGGTCGCCTTGGTCACGTTGAACGCTTCGAGGTCGCGGACGCGCGTCAGGTCGGCGTCGATCGATTTGACCCGCAGCGACTGCGCGTCGTAGTCCGACGCCTGCGTCGGGTCGAGCGTCACGCCCTTGCTGGTCGCCTGCGCCATCAGGTCGGACATGCTCGCGAGCGCCGCAGCGCGGCTGGTTTCCAGCGCGGTGATCTGTTCGGTATAGGTCTGCATGGTGTGCGGGTCAGGACGTGCGCCCGAAACGCCGGGCAAGGTGAGGCCGAGCGCGGCCGATTTGATGTTCAGGATCGAGGCGTCCAGATTGATCGGCAGCGTCACCGCCGACAGTTCCGCCCAGAGCCACCGCTTGATATGGAACCCGCCGTAGGGGTTGCCTTTGGTGATCGGCGCCAGCTCGATCGGCTTGAACCCGATCGACAGCCCGCGTACCAGTTTGGCCTTGACCGATTGCCAGGCTTCGTCCAGCCGGTCGCGCAGCGCGCCGGGTTCCTCGACTTTGGTAAACCGCGCCTTGATGGCGATCCCGGCCGGCGTGACGGAGGCCGCGAACACTTCGCCGACGGGTTCAGCCGGATTGTGCTGCCACAGTAGCGGGATCGGCAGGCTGAACTGTGCGCCGCTCGACTCGACGATGTCCCCGCGGCGATCCGTCGTCGGGGTCGTCGCGATGCCCTCGATCTCGCGCGCGTCGGCGTCGAACGACTTGATGTCGAGGGTTGCCCAGGCCCTGGTGAGCATTGGCCCGGGAGTCTACGCGGCCGGCGGCACGCGCCGTGAATTTAAGTGCCTAAATACCGGCGCCCGGTCAGCAGACGCCGGATCTGTTCCGGCACCGTGCAGCGCGCCTGCGTCGCCCGCTTCCACAGCGCGGCGTATTCCCGTGACGGCAGCTTGAAGTAGACCGCTACCGACGGGTCGGTCGGGTCGAGCGGGGGCCGGCCCGGCTTGCGTTTCACGGCGCCCCGCCGAAAATGTAGATCCCGACTTCCGCCGGCGCCGCCGTGCTGCTGACCAGCATCCGCGACAGCGCCAACAGGATCGCGTCGACCGCGTCGATCTTGTTCGGGCTGAGCGCGGCGTCCTTCGTCGGCAGCAGCGACCCGTCGCGCCGGCGCTCGACGCAGACGTTCGAGATCTGCCAGGTGAGAAAGCTGCTGCCAGTGTGCCGGATCTGCTGCGTCTTGATCCGCACTTCGAGATCCTTCGCCGGCGGCGTAAACACTTTGGCGTTTTTGCTTTCGATGTACGCCGGCAGGCCGCTCGCCACCAGGTTGGCCGCCAGATGTAGCGCGCCGTACCGCTCGATCACGATGTCCTTGACCTCGAACCGTTCGCAATCGGCGCGGAGGTCGGCTTCGATCAGCGCGTAATCGGTCATGTTGCCGTCGGTGACGATCAGCTCCCGGTCGGCGACCCATTGCCGGTATTGCGGCACCGCCTGCGCGCGCTCCGCGACCACCAGCGCCGGCAGATAGCCGCGGACGAACACGTAGACCAGCGGCCCGCGCTTGAACGCCTGCGCGACCGCCGCGATGTCGTCGCGCTCCGCGAGGTCGACGCCAATCCAGCAGGGCTCATGCTCGAACGCGTCCAGCGTCAGCGTCGGGTCGGCGCACCGCTGCCACGCCGCGATCGGCAGCCAGGTCGAGGCCGAGTGCAACCAGCGGTTCGCGATCTTCACCTCAAACTCGCCTTGCATCCCGGGCGTCGCAATCGCATCATCCCGGTACCGCCGCACGTACTCCAGCGTGGGCGTCGTGCCGATCATCGGCGCACTTTTCGCCCAGGTCGTTTCGTCGCGCCAGTCGTCGCCATCGTCCAGCTCGTACAGCACGCAAAACAGGTGATCGGCCTCGATCACGCCCTCCAGCACCTTTTGCGCCGTCGCCCGCAGCGCGTAGCCGACCGACGTGAGCGAATAGCCGGCCGTGGTCGGCGCCATCAGCATCGGCGCCACCCGCGACCCCTGCGCGCTCTTCAGCACGTCGTGCAACGTGAAATCCTGCGCGTGCGATTCGTCCAGGCTGATGAACGACGGATTCAGCCCATCCTGCGTCGAGCTTTTGGCGTTGATCGGTTTCGCATAGCCGCCGGTGGGGTCAAAGGTGATCGCGTTCGCGAACACTTGCAGGCCGGCCTGCCGCAGCCACGCCGCGCGCCGAATCATCCGCTGCATGATCGAAAACACGATCCGCGCCTGACTGCCGGTCGACGCGCCGCACACGACCTGGCCGCCGGGCTCGCGTTCCTCGACCAGGTGATACAGCGCACACGCCGCCACAATGGTCGATTTCGCACTCTTACGCGCGACCTGGAAAAACACCGTCGTCACCAGCCGCGACCCGTCGCGCCGGCGGAACCCGTAGACCGCGGCCAGGATGAACACTTGCCACGGCGCCAGCACGATCGTCGGCGTCGCCCAGCGGCCCTCCACATGCGGCAGACGTTCGACGAACGCGCAGACCCGCTGCACTTCCTCCGGCGCCCAGGTGAACGCCCGGCCGGCGCGCATCCGCTGGAACCGCCGGCACGCGAGCTGCGTCCACTTGCACGCCGTGATCGTCCCGGCCAGGACATCACGGCAATACGCATCGGCCACCGCGACAAAGTTCCGGCGTCCGGTGGGGGTCTGCTGGTTTTTGACACGCGATTGCGTACGGGTCGCGCGCGGTTTCTTCAGGCGACAGGGCCGGATCGTCCCGCGTCGCATTTTTTCCGCGGTCGACAGCGGCGGGCGCCCCGCTCGAGATTTGGCGTTTTTGCTAAGCTTTTTCGCCATTTTGGACGGCGAAAAAAAGACC